TGTGTCAGTATAATAGTGGCATAATTTGACTCTGGGAAAACGATGATTATACCTATTATAAATAAAAAAAAGTACGGCGCGGCCTTCCGGGTCGCACTGTCGCAGGCTCATGCCGCGCACCCGCCTCTTTCCCAGAGTTTGCGTGGTGTGGGCCTGTCCATTTTTGATCGAGCCCCCGCCGCGGGGGTAAGCGCGGCAGCCCTCTCTCCAGGCCCCGCTCTCCAATCGGGGGGTGGGGCTAGGAGAAAGATGGAGAAATAACATGGATTTTGTTGAAGCAGTATGGGTTGGATTCGCAGTGTGGGCGGTCGTTTTCGCCGCCTTCACGATTTACCTAATGATGGATAAGTAAAAAAGGAGAATGGGAGATGATGAAAATAAAAAGCAGCGCGCAGGATCAGATCGTTCCAGCGATGATCGCGGCCAGAAAAAAGATCACTGGTGCGGTGAAGGGAAAGACAAACGATTTTTTCAGATCCACTTATGTGGACTTGCCTAGCGTCATACAGTGTTGCAACAAGGAACTACTGGAAAACGACCTACTGGTGAGTCAGCCCACGATCATCCACGATGGTAAAGTTTATCTGGTCACGGAAATCATGCACGTTTCAGGGCAATGGAAGCGTGGATACTTGCCGATCATCAACAAGAAACAGGACGATCAGGGGCAGGGGGCGGCCCTGACCTACACCCGCCGACAGGGGTTGCTTGCGATCCTCAATATCCCGGCCCTGGACGATGACGGGAATGCAACCATCGCGGACGAGGATCTTCCAAAAGGGCAGCAAAAGAAGAAGCCAGTTTCCACAAAAGAAGACGTCCCGTGGGAGTCCCCGCCGCCGCGCGAATTGCCTACCGTCCATGAAACGGCGGCCCAGGTTGTGAAGGAAGTGAAGGAAGAGGGCGGGGAAAAAACGCTCACCAAAGCACAGCAGACTGACTTTATAGCCCATGTGAAAAAGAAGGGCGTCCCAATCGAGGGAGCGGTTGCTCTCCTTAACCACCACGGGTACAAAAAGTCTAAAGAAGTTCCTTCGAACCGACTCGGGTTCTTTAAGTCTGAAATTGACACCCTCGCGCAAAAGGAGAAGACCCATGCCTAGTGTAAGTGACGACGGTCTGCGTCAGCGCGCAGAGCTTGTTTATTCGCAGTGCAAGGAACTGGTGATCCACGATGACGTGGGTTACCAGTACGCCGACGCCAAGGCCAGTGAGATAACGGCCCTGCTCATAGGGATCAAGGACTACTGGCACCCCATGAAGACGTTGGCGTACAAAAACTGGAAAATGCAATGTGAGAAGGAGGGCGAAATGCTCGCCCCGGTTACAGCGGGGATGAAACTGCTCACCGCGGGAATGGCTAACTATCAAGCCCGCCGTGATCAGCTTGAGCGTGAGCGCGCTGAAGCTGAACAAGACCAGCACCGGCAAGAGGCCGAGGTCCAGGCGTTTGAGTTGGCCGAGGATGGGGCTCCACGAGAAGCGATTGACGCGCTGATGGACCAGGCCAGCCAACCCGTGCAGATCAACCCGCAGCCTGAGTTGCGAGGTAAAACGTCGTTCATGGCCGACTACATAGTCACCCTGATAGATGATGATATGGATAAAATTCCGCGGGAGTTTCTGTTGCCCGTGACGAAGGCACACCGTAAGGCAATTGAGGCCAACGCCAAGGCCAGGGCAAAACAAAACGGGGGCAGGGCCATCCCTGGCTTTAAGATACTTCAAGTCCAATCGGCGAGGACGCGGGCATGAAGTACAACAACTTATTATAAAAGGAGAACCCATGGCAGATGAAAAGATTAAAATCACCGGGCTTTGGAAAAAAAAATCGAAGGACGGCAAGGTGGAGTATCTTAGCGGGAATATTAATGTTGACGAAGACATACAGATCGGGCAGGGACACAGGTTGCTGGTCTTCAAAAACAAGTACAAGGAAGAGGGCGACCAACGCCCCGATTATAACGCATACGTCGCGCTGCCAAATGACGAGACGCAACAGGACGAGCCGCAACAGGAAGAGGTTCCATTTTAAATCGGAGAGAGGGGGAGAGAGTGGCAAAATACCGACCGGTCTACACAAAAATATGGAAAGATAGGGATTTTATGGTCCTGCAAAAAGAGGCAAAACTACTTTTTTTGTACTTAATAACAAACGAATCAATCAACAATTCCGGGGTGTACGAAATTCCGTTAAAAATCATATCGGCTGAAACGGGAATCGGTATTTCAACTATTGACCAACTGTTGACCAACGGTTGTATTAAAAACGTGGTTTATGACCGTGAACATGAGGTCGTATTCATTACCAACGCCCGGAAATATTCTGCCGGGGGCAACCCGGCCCAAGTAGAAAAAGGAATTTTAACCGAATTCACGCATTTGAACAAAACTCCACTCTGGAAATTTTTTCTACAGTTAAACCCTCAATTTGAAAAGATATTTTCAACGGTTCCCCCAACGGTTGACCAACCGTTGCCCAACGGTACATTACCATTACCATTACCAATAGATTTAAATATTAATAAAAGGAACAAACCCAAAACCCACAATAAAAACGCAGTTGAGGTTTTGGACGATTTTAATCTGGTCACGAAACGCAAAAGGAAATATTCACCCTGCAAAACAAACCTCGATCCTATCCTCGCCCGATTATCTGATGGGTACACCGTGGATGAATTGAAACAAGTGAGCCGCAATATGGCTTCTCAATGGTTGGGCGATCCGAAGATGGATCAGCATCTTGCGCCCGAAACCATATTTCGGAAAAGCAAAATCGAAAAGAACCTGAACGCTGTACCTAGTCCATCCAAACAACCACAGACCAAAGGGTCAAAAAAACTGGAACAGATCAAGGGTTGGTTACCTCAAAGCGAACCGGAAACGAAACTCTTGGAGAAAAAAACATGATTACTCGCGAGGACTTTATCAAAGGCATCGCAGTCCTGTACGGAGTCGGGTTGTCGCAAAGGGACGATTGGGAATTGAATATCTGGTATGCGGCCCTGGTCGATGAACGGGTTACGGTGGATGAGATGACCAACGCTTGTACGCAGATGGTGAAGAAGCACCAGAAATTTTTTGAGACAGACAATATACCGGCAACGATCCTTGACCATGTCCGGGGCTACCGTGAGGCGACCTGCGCCAGGAAACAGTTAGCAGAGGCAGACCGCAAGCGACATGAGCTTAAGTTCACGCTCGACTCCTGGGGAAAGGGCGAGGAACGGGAAGTTGAGATTCAGAGGGTAAAAAAAATGTTACGGGAGGCTATGAAATGAGGAGGTCTAACTAATGAAATGTTCAAGTTGCACTGATTACGCAAAAAGCCAGAAAGACCCAGAAGTAGTTAAATTTTTGAGTCAGGTAGAGGCAGTTCATCCTAGTGGCTTATGCCAAGAGTGCCACGATGGTGAACAGGAAGCGATTGGCTATCTCAGTGAAACGCCAGCGAACGACTATCTTGATAGCGATATTTCTAATCAAGGATGGGCATGAACGGCCCCCTCAAATGGGAGAGATGAGATGAAAACAACAGAATTCAGATGCGATCAATGCGGAAAATATTTTACAGAAGATCAAACAACTGCTACCGGCGGCGATGAAATCTACTGCAAAAACTGCTGGCCGGAGAAGGTGGCGGAAGCGGAAGAAGCGTATGGGTCAGAGCCGAATAGCGAGTCTATTCAAACATTCAGACAACAATATATAGCGGAAGATGAGTGATATCCGATTACAGTTACCTTGGCCGCCGAGCGTCAACTCTGCCTACCGGGTTTTTCGCAGCAGCGTTTACAAAACCCAGCAGGCGAAGGATTACACAACAGAGGTTTGCGCCCTGGTCAAAGCCAAGAAGGTCAAGGGTCTTGGAAAGGCCAGGGTGCGGGTTGCAATCCAGGCTTACCCACCCGACCGGCGCAAGCGCGACCTGGATAACATACAGAAGATTCTACTGGACTCACTCGAGCAAGCGGGTTTGTTCGATGACGATTCTCAGATTGACCGGCTCGAGATCATGCGCGGGCCGGCAGTTGTGGATGGATTGGTTATTGTATTACTCACTGTAACGGGAGAAATCAAATGAAAAAAGGACGGTTGACGAGCTTTATCGGATTAGAAAACGGAAAGTATGCAGTCTATCTCCGTAAAACCGAGAGGCCCCACATGATGGTGTTTCGCAGAAACTGCCCTGAACTCAAGGATGCTAAACTGCGCCACTTCAAAGCCCACAAACCCCCGGTCCCTCGGCTTGCCCAGCTTTACAAGATCAAACGGGTCGAGGTCATCACAGCAGTACAGGTCAGCGAAGAGCAATCCGTTAGTAGAGCGTGATGCTTTACCCCGTCAAGATATACCGCGGCGGCAAGCTCCATAGCACTATTGAACGCGAAGAAATCAAAAAACGATTCTGGGCCGGCGCGACCGGGAACGTCAAGTCCGGGAACACGATTGCCCATCATCCGAAGGCCGCAGTTAAGTGTAAATACCCTGAGTGCGAACACTTAATCGGAGAGGGGCGGCTCAACTATGGGGCTATTTACTGTTCCGGCCAGTGTCAGCGTAAACACAAGCGCGATATCGCGAAGAAAGAGCGCGAGGATAATAGGCAGCCGGTACGGTGCAAAAAGTGCAAGCGGAAGTTTTTTAAGACCACCCCCGCCCAGAGGTACTGCGGGCATCCATGTCTTAGCAGACCCACGAAGAGCTAAAAAAAACAACCACTTTACAAGATATAACAACCGCGCCTAAAATAATGGGTGAGGCTAACTTGTAGCGTAAATGATATTAATCGAACTCACTCTATCCACGCTCACTCTGGCGTCGATCTGGATGATAACCAACCGCAAGCGTGGTGGAATTTTATTCGGCCTATGCTTGCAATTTTGCTGGGTGGCGATGTGGGTGTATCTCCAAATAAATTTTGGACACTCTATAGGTTTTGCATTAATCGATGTTGGGATTATTTGTATTTACGGGGAGCGATTATTCCAAGGGTGTAGAACATGGAATCGTTTTGTTGGATGAGAAAGTTTCCGAAAGAATTTTACGTTATTAATTTTGGACTTGGAGATGGGAAAATGGAGAGATGTGAGCGATGCTTATCGACTGACTTTCAAGACCATGGAAACAAAGAGGTGTGTAGGACGTGCGGTTGTGTCAGGAGTGAATGTTGCCAGGGGGAGAATATATTTCACTCGCCCCCGGCGGATCCCGCGGACTCTGTAGACGATGAGGATCTTCCAATATGAGAAATCCAAAGTTTCATGCGCTGCTGGAGGAAATTGCAGTTTTGCATGATAAAAAAAATACAGATTACGCTAACGATCAGGACTGCCTATCCAACCTTAGAGGGTGCAGTCGATTAGGGCTGCACCCTGTTATCGGTACGGTAATCAGAATGCAGGACAAATGGGAACGTATCGAAAACTTTTTCAGAACCGGCGCGGGGATGAAAAATGAATCGCTCCGTGATTCGTTTATTGATAATGCCGTGTACTCACTCCTTGCCGTGGTGCTGCTCGATGAAAAAGATAACAAAGAAATTTCTTAGGGAACTCCCCATCGAGGAGGGCGATCTCTGTCGAGTGAGATGGCCGGACGCCGCGTGTGATGGAACTGCGGATGGCAGTCCGAAGGAGATCCTGCGTGATCACGAAACGATAGTCTACGATACTTATGGTTTATACCTGGGGTTGGCCAAGGTAACCCATGAAGGGGTTGCGATTACTGACCTGGTTATGACGAGTGATAAAAGAGTATGGGACGGCAAGGCAGAACATCGGGGGTCATTGAGTATCCCTTTAAAAATGATCATGGAGATAGAAGTCATCCGAGGGGGTGGAAATGCCAGTAAAGTTAAGCGACAAGGACGCCCAGGAGGCACTTAACCTTCTGGCGCGTTATGGGACGTGCCACCAGGCGGCCATGGCTTCCGGAATGCCGGCAAGCTCCATCCGCGTTCGGGTCAAGGCCGCGGAGCGCAGGGGGCTCACCCCGGATCCTGATATCGTTCCGGAAGATGAACTCAAGGTGTCCGCCCTGGAATATAAAGTTAAATCTCTCCAGGCTCAATTAAAGAGAGTAGAGCTTGAAGAGTTAGGGGCGCGAGAAATAAGGAAGACAATCTTTAAGATTGCTGACCTGGAGCCGGTCCCTCCGGAGTGGGTGATCAAACCCCCGGCCAAACCGAACAAGGGACCAGGTGTTCCGACACTGCTCTTGTCAGATTTACACTGGGGTGAAGTGGTTGCGTCCTCGGAACTCCCCGTCGATAATGAGTATAACATGAGGATCGCCAAGACGCGGCTGCGGCAAGTGATTCACAACACGATTGAGGTTCTGCATAAGCACATGGTCGTACCCAAATACGATGGCCTGGTTATCGCGATGGGAGGGGATATGTTCTCGGGGAACATCCACGACCTTAACGAAACCAACGATAAGCCGCTGATGCTTGCTTTTCTGGATCTCCTGGGCTGTATAGTTTGGAGTATTGATGAACTCTTAAAATGGTTCCCGAACCTTTATATCGTCGGGGTGTCCGGTAATCATTCGCGAAACACTTTCCGCCCGACATTCAAGCAGCGCAACTACAGCAATTTCGATTGGCTCCTTTACCAGATGCTCCAGCGCCATTACGTTCCAGCCGAGGGACCGGGGGATAAGAGGATTGCGTTCAACATTCCTGATGGGACGGACGCCAGCTATTCCGTCCTGGGGCATGATTATCTACTCACTCATGGTGACCAATTCAGATCGGGAGATTCAATTATTGGGCCAATCGGCCCGGTCCTGCGAGGTCTACAGAAGAAGAAGAATCGGCAAAGCCAGGTAGGCAAGCCGTTCACCACGATGCTACTCGGCCACTGGCATCAACTGACCTTCCTGGGACAGCGTTGTATCATCAATGGGTCCTTGTGTGGCTATAACGAGTTTGCAAGTTTCCACAATATGCCGTTCGAGCCACCGGCCCAGGCACTCTGGCTGACCAATGCGGACCGGGGAATAACCATGCAGCTACCGATCCACGCTACGACAAAAGTCCAGGGCAAGAAATCGGAGTGGGTGACTGATGGATGAACTCCTGGAGCAGTATGAAGGGTTGGTCCGGATGGAGGGGTTCGATGATTGCATCCTGGGTGTGAGTACCCGGTTCGGCCAGGAGCCAATCGTCGCATATAACTACGACAAGGTGATCGAGCGCCTAATGGGGGATGGGATGACACATGAGGAAGCGATTGAGTTTTTTGAGTTTAACCAGATAGGATCCTGGGTAGGTGACCGAACCCCGTGCTTTATTAAAACCATAGCGAGGAGATAAACATGGTAGACATCAAGACTAAGTTTGAGCCTGGGGATATCCCGCACCGGGTCAGTCCAGTTTGGCGTAAAGCCGCTGCCGCAGCCACTGGGGCGGAAGCCGTGGCCATCATCACTAGGGAGTGGGGTGGCGCAGAGCGTTACATCCCCACGTTATCCTACTTTGTCAAGGATTCACCGAACGAGATTATCGACCCCACCGAATAAGAAAAGAACAATACCTATTTAATTCGGCCTATTTAACTAGGTTACACCCCGCCCGTCATGTGACGCCCCCCTCCACCTACCAGCCTCACTGAGAAAACAGTCGTCTCACCGAGACAGTAGTTTTGTGAGATAGGCTTATTTGTAGGGGGTTTTAGGCGGTTTGGTGGGAAGTCAGGTGAGACCGTATATTAAAGGGCACTTTACTAAACTTCACTAAACCTCAATTATTTTGCAAATTCTTTAATACCCCACCCCGCAAACATAGACCCAGCCTACGTTTCCCATGCACCCAAAAAAACCACTCCACTAAACTCCAGTAAACCTCATTTGGGGTTGTAAAAGCGACAAAAAATCGGACAATTTATGGGGGACAATTTCCACCCCTGTTATTGTCCCTTGCATGAGCCTAAACAGTAGTCAGGGGCGGGAAGACAAATAACTACTTATGGGGGACAATTTCCACCCCTGTTATTGTCCCTTGACAGTATTAGTGACATATTATGGGGGACAATTTCCACCCCTGTTATTGTCCCTTGACAGTATTAGTGACATAAACCCGCCAAATATAAGTCACGGGATTCCCCCGCATTTTTAAGGACATTATGACTTGTAATAAATTTTTCATAATGTCCGCTGCGATTTGACTTATCTGCCCCCCCCTAACCCTACCCCCCCAAAGACACCCTTCCGTAAATTTAAAAGACTGAATACAATGTAATTGTGGAGAGAGATATAGAAATCATAGTTGTGCATTGTTCGACCTCGGATTGGGGCTCGGCCAGTGCAATCGATCGATGGCATCGCGAGTTTGGGTGGGACGGAATTGGGTACAATTACGTCATCACCAATGGTTGCAAGGTCAATGGGAAGGAGTACGACCAGAAGTATGACGCGATCGTCGAAATTGGGCGCGACCTGGATAAGGTCCCGGCGCACTGCCGCGGGCATAATAGGTATTCGATAGGTATTTGCCTGATTGGTAATTATCTGTTCACCAAGGCGCAGTTCGTTCAACTGAACAAGCTGTTGCTGATTTTGATGGGAGATCACGATGTCCCGCTCGACCGGATCTATGGTCACTACGAACTTAATCCGAATAAAACTTGTCCGAACTTTGACATGGATCTGGTCCGGAACGAGATCGGGGATGCTTTAACCCTGGGTCATATTTTGACCCCTTCTTTAAATTAGGAGTACAAGTAATGAGTAAACTGATGGGCGCATTAATTGGTTTCATCGACAACTTCATGCCTGGGTACAAAACGTATTTTTGTTGGGTAATCGGCCTGGGTATGGCCGTGTGTCAGGCTGGTGGATGGCACGTTTTCACGACAGAGTCCTGGGCCGTGGTGGGTATCACTGGCATGGGTATGTGGAAGATGAGCCTGGACCGTAACAAGAAATGACTACGCTGATTATTCTGCTTTTACTGCTTGGGTGCGGTCTGGCCTGGGCGGTCAGGGCGGGAAAACGTCTTGGTGTGGCGGAGCGGTCTTACGGAACGACTAAAGCTCTTAAAAAAATTAACCGGTTCAACAAGGAAAAAGATGAAGAAACGTCCAGGGCGGTCAATAACGCTGGCGATAATCCTAATCCTGTTCGCGCTCCTTGGCTTCGCCTGCGTAAGTGGTTCTAGCGGCCCCTGGCCGGTTCATGCGTTTCCACAGCCGATCCCGAAGGCGGTCCTGGAGCCCCAGGACGTATGGTTGAAATGTGGTGGACATCCTAATAGTGTCGAGGTTGAAATGTATTGTGTTGATCCTGTCCACGTTGAGGAACTCCGGGTCTATTTGATAAAACTACACGATTTAGCGACCAAGCTGAATCATACGATAGAGGTAATTAATGAAATGGAATAAGGTCCCCCTGGTGGCGCTTCTTATTTTAAGTTGCGCTGCCGTTCTCCCGCAGGCGGTGGCGGCAGTCGATAACCCTCGGCTGTCCCTGCCGCCCTCCTCCGAGTTGTATGACCCGGAGCCGGGTTGGAAACAAAAGATAGCTTTACCCTCACCCATGGAGATCAGGCGGTTCGAGCCTAAACCATCGAACCTGATGTGGGTGCGGTATGCGAATGACCGGGTGTATTTGTTCGAGATTAAGTCGATCAAACCCCGGTCCGAGTGTAACGGGATTCAATACGATCTCGAAAAAGAGGAGATTAAAATCATCACCCAGGCGGTCAGCAATGCGTACGAGTATGTTCTAGGTAAACCGTTGATGGTGGCCGAGTGGCAGATGGTGGATCCATGAGATGTGGATCCTTATCCTCATAATATTTGTGGGACCGTTTGAGGTGTCCCGGATTGAAACATTGGAGGTCTTGTGGCAGGACCATCAAAAATGCCGGGAACGACTAGACGATGCTGTCCTTTCTGGACTGCCGCCACATACGACAGCGGCTTGTGTTTATACCGGGGATATTAGAAGTGTCGAGAGGTGAGAAAACTCAGGTTGATACGAATCAAGCGTCCCAAAGGAAGTGTTATTGTGAATGGTAATGATCTCAAGTCGCATAATATTCCTTCATCCATGGGGACAACAGTAGATGAGCCCGAGGACCGGTGGATGCGATTGGAAACTCAACCGAACCCTACGGGGAAGGTGAATACTATTGAGTGTTATCGAATCGATGATCTGTACGAGGAGATAGATTACTGAGTGTCAACCACAACTCGGAGAAATGGCAGAAGCGGTAAACAGGGGGAGTCCAGAAATGCCAGAGTGGTCCCGGTGTTTGGGGGAACTCGGAAGCGCAAGAAAGATAAGACTAGGATAGCGTTTGCAAAAATATTAAGGGGGTTCATGCGAAAGAATAAAATCAAGAAACGAAATGTATCCCCCTGTAAGTTTGAAGATTATGAAAAAATTTACAAAAAGTTCTGGTCAAATAAAAAAAAGGTTAGCAAGTCAGACATTAGTTTCATGGTTAAGTTGATTGACGAGAGGGTGGAAGATGCTGAAAAAACAGAAGGTTAAGAAACCAGGCAAACGGAAGAACATCTTAAACCCATCGTTCTCTAGGGTTTCACCTCTAATTGCATTTAATGATGAGGAGTATGAGTTGAGGCAGGAGCGTATCGGATTAGACGAGCAGGATCGGGAGTATTGGGAAGGTAGCGAGTTGGGAAATATATATAACCAATCTTATTTCAAGCAAAAAATATTTAGGAGGGGGCGCGGTGGCTATTAATTGGAAACCTACTGCCAAACAGAAGTTGTTCATCGCTGAGTATATGGTGGATAGGAACGCAACCCAGGCTGCGATTAGGGCTGGCTATGCTCCAAAATACGCTGACCGGCAAGGCTATCAGTTACTAGGGATTAATGGAGTTAAGGCACTGATTGACGACCAGCTTGAGAAGCAGATTAAGAAAGCTGAACTTACAGCCGCGAAGGTTAATGAAGTCCTGGCGGGAATGATCCTCACCAATAACTCTGACTTATACACTGAAGGACCGGACGGAACGATGGTCCCGAAGTCCGCGGACAACCTGACCGACCGGCAGAAGATGTCTGTCCAGGAGATAACCTTGATGACCGGGGCTGACGGTTCAGGTTACCAGCGGATCAAGCAGTACGACAAGCTCAAGGCAATCGATATCTACAGCAAGCGGGCCGGGGCTTACTCGGATGCCGGGACAGTAAACAACATCGCTAATATGCACGTCAATATCCTGGACTACAACAAGGCGATGCGGCGTATTGGGGAGAAGGAGATAGAGGATTGATTATAAACAATGTTTCCAACGGTTGGTCAACCGTTGGTCAACGGTACATTACCATTACCATTACCATTACCATTAGCTTTAGTCTTTAGGTTTTAATTCAGGAAAGGAACCGGAAATGGCAGAGCAAAAAAAGAAAAATGGAAAACAGAAAAAGAAAAATGGAAAACCGAAAAAGAAGGAAGCACCCCGAGATTGGTTGGGTATGGAGGGAGTATCGAAGATGAGGGTCGGGAAAGATAGTATGCCTATTCCCAAGGAGTATGCGCCCGACCCGCTACCGGAACAAGCTACTTCAGGTGGAGCCTGGTGGAGTACTGTGGGGAAAAATAAAAAATAAGAGAGGAATTGATTATGCCAGCCAAATTCAAAACTAATGCTAAAGGTGACGTAATATATACAAAAGAAATGAAAAAGTTTAGAAAAATATTTGATCCTCCTACTCCTGCTTGGTTGTTAAAAGCTGCGGGTTCTGTAGCTACTGCTATTGGTGTGAAAAAACCTAAGAATGGCAAGCAAGCTGCTTCAGGTGGAGCCTGGTGGAGTACTGTGGGTAAAAATAAACAAAAATGACTACACAAACTGCGGAAAAAAACTACGCAGAGCATATTGCCAGGAAGGTTGCCGCCCTTCACGATGATCCTTTAACTTTTGTGAAGTTGGTCTTCCCCTGGGGCGAGGGTGATCTCGAGGGACATACCGGTCCGGATGCCTGGCAAGCGGAGTTGCTTGAAGATGTGGGCAGGCATATGCGTGAAGGGGAAGGGAAAAGCTACCAAGCAGCGACGTCTTCAGGCCATGGTATTGGGAAGGGAGCCGTGACCGCATGGCTTATTTTATGGAATATGTGCTGTCGAAAAAATTTAAACGGGGTAGTCACAGCCAACACAAAACAGCAATTAGAAACAAAAACCTGGCGGGAACTCGCACTTTGGCACTCACGGTCTATTATCAAACCCATGTTTGAGTGGACTGCAACCAAGTTCTTTCATGTATCATCACCGGAAACCTGGTATGTGTCCGCTATTCCCTGGAGCGAAAGAAATTCAGAAGCATTTGCCGGGCAGCACGGAGAAGTGTTGGTGATCTACGATGAGGCAAGTGCAATCCCGGATTGTATTTGGGACGTTTCCGAAGGTGCAATGACGACTCCTGGTGCAATGTGGTTTGCCTTTGGTAACCCGACCAGGAACACCGGTCGATTCCGCGAATGCTTTGGCAAACGTAAGCACCGCTGGAACACTAGGCAGATCGACAGTCGTGACTGTAAGATGACCGACAAGCGTAAGCTCGAGCAATGGGTCACCGACTTTGGGGAACAGAGTGATTTCGTTAAGGTTAGGGTGCAAGGCGTGTTTCCCGCGACTTCATCTATGCAGTTCATACCAGGCGATCTGGTTGATGACGCTCAAGAGCGAGAGGCGAGGTGTTACCTGGAAGAACCGTTGATCATGGGCGTTGATGTAGCCCGCTTTGGTGATGACCAATCGGTGATCAGTTTTCGTCGGGGTCGAGATGCCAGGACAATCGATTGGATCAAGTACCGCGACCTGGACACGATGCAGTTAGCTGCAAGGGTTGGAGAACAAGTCAGGCAACACCAGGCGGATACCGTTTTCGTAGACGGTGGAGGCGTTGGTGGTGGGGTTGTTGATCGATTAAGGCAACTGCACGTCAACTGCATTGAGGTGAATTTCGGTAACAAGGCAGAGGATGCCAGGTACAACAACAAGCGCGCAGAAATGTGGGGCAACATGAGGGAATGGCTCCAGGGCGGGGCGATCCCGACTGAGCCCGAACTGGTGGATGATCTGGTCGGCGTGGAGTATGGGTTCACACCCACCAACAAGATCCAGTTGGAGAAGAAAGAGGATATGAAGAAACGTGGTTTGGCTTCTCCTGACCTGGGGGATGCCCTGGCATTGACATTTGCGTACCCGGTAGCCCCGAAGGGTATGGAGAAACACCGTGGGGAAATGGCTAAGAAGCGGCGTGAGTATAGACCCTTTGAGGTGAGGTTGTCAAGATGAGGAATAACCAATGTGTAGTATGACGAAAATGATGATTGGTCTAGCAGAACTCCAAAACCCTGGGTTTCGTTCTGGTCTGTTTCCACAGAGTGGAATTAAGGGTGTTCCATATACTTGGGGGGTCGGTTTTCCTATTGCAAACACACCTACAAAGAACTTAGCTAATAATGCTATAGGTAATAAAGAACGAGAAAGACGTAAAACTGCTTCTAAAGACAGTTATGGTAGAGCAGTATGGAATAAAAAAACTACGCCCCAAACTAAGGCCAGTATTGGAGTTTCCAAGAAAGCCCCTTCATCGATGCAAGGGAAGTCCCCTGATCGCCGGGGGGCACTATTGGCTGGTGGTCCGAATGAAGGTAACCTGGGTAGAAAAACTCTTTTAGGATGAGGGATAGAGATGTGCCAGGGTGGTCCAGACATATACGATGTCCAGGCAGAAGCGTTGAAAGCTCATAGTGAGATGAAACCTTTGGGGGGTGGGGGCGAAAAATCAGCCTTTAACACTATTGGGCAGTGGTTCAGTGGCCAACCTGGGACCGGGATGCCGGCTCTGGGGCCAGCAACGAGTCGTAAGACGCCTGGAGGCAGGACAATCTATTACAACATGATGGGTCGAGGGCAAGAGCAGACTTATTCATCTGAACGGTCAACCACTTTCAACGTCGATGGTAAATGGTACAACTATCCAACGATTCACAAGGGTGAGGTTAGAACGATTGACGATGCGATAGGGATATTCATGCTTAATAACGGTGTTGATCCGGAAACAGGAAGCCGGGCGAAGGCATTTGATTCGCTCGAAGAAGCTGAAACCGCGGCAGCGGGACGATCAGAAACACTGGACCCTTATATGCCAGGACAACCTAGAGGAGAAGAAAATGATTGAATTATTAACAGTGCTGATGTGTGGTGGCGGTGGGTATTCCCCGCCTCCAGCCCCAGCCCCAGCGCCAGCGCCGGTCAGGCAGGCGTCCAGGACTCCTGCAACGGCAGTGAAGAAACGACAAATGCAGACAGCACGATCTGCCGGTGTGGGCGCAGGCTTTGGCGGGACATTGCTAACTGGGACCCAGGGGGTCGGGGATGGCTTCACCGGCAAATCGATGTTAGGAGGTTGATATGTGTACCGGATATGAGATGGCCATGGTTGCGATGGCGGCTATAGGAACCGGCAAGGCAATGTCTATGAGTTCCCCAAAGGTTCCTGATCTTCCACCGCTTCCGACTTCTAAGGTTACCCAGGCGAAGAAGCAGGCTGATAAATCCACTGCGGATGCCATTAAATCTGCGCGGAAGAAGGGCGGTATAGCGAAACCCCCAACCTTGTTGGCCGGGGCAGGAGGAATCGGGGACGAAGAACTTAATCTCGGTGAGAAACGATTGGTTTAAATGGAGGAACGATGTCAGAGCTAGAGGTCCAAAACAATGCAAAATACATGAGGCGCTTGTCCCGCTTGAAGCTCGAGCGTGAGAGTTACGTTCCCCACTGGCAAAAGATCACCGACACGCTGTTGCCCAGGTCCGGGCGTTTCTTTCTCCAGGACAGGAATAAAGGTGAACGCAGGAACAAGGATATCCTGGACTCCACTGCAACGAGAGCGCTAGGGGTCTTGTCAGCCGGGATGATGGCCGGGATGTCTTCTCCAGCGCGCAAATGGTTCAAGCTCGCGCTTAGTGATAAGGATCTAATGGATCATCAACCGGTCCGCATCTGGTTGGATGATGCTGCGAGTGTTCTCAGAGATTTGTTTGCCAGGTCAAATACCTACCGTGTCTTGCATGGGTTGTACGAAGAGATGGCCGCTTTTGGGACCGGGTGCGCTATGTTGTTCCGGGATTATGATGACGTTATACGATTGTACCCGCAGACCGTGGGAGAGTTTTACCTGGGGCAAGACAATCGGTGTTCCGTGGATACCGTGTACCGCGAATTCCAAATGCAGACCGGAGCAATGGTTCAAGAGTTTGGGTACAAAAACGTGAGCCGTGCTGTCCAGGGTCTGTATGACAAGAGCATTCGTGATGAATGGCATACCGTTCTTCACATAATCCAACCGCGAAAGAACCATGATTTAACCAAGGTAGATAATACCAATATGCCTTTTGAATCCGTATTCATCGAAGTGGATTGTGATGAAGATGTTCAATTACGGGTATCCGGGTTCAAACAGTTCCCTGGACTGACTCCACGATGGATTGTGCGTGGTGGGGATGTTTACGGTTCCGATTGTCCAGGCATGACGTCGCTCGGAGATATTCTCCAACTCCAGGACAATCAACTCAAGAAAGCGAAAGGCGTAGATTACCAGGCGGATCCCCCTCTACAGGTTCCCACGGCATTGCGCGGCAGCGAAGACGTTCTTCCTGGGGGGATCAGTTATTACGACCCGGCGGCTCCGACCGGCGGGATCCGTTCAGCATTCGAGGTCCAACTCAACCTACAACATCTACTCGAGGACATTAACGATGTCCGAGGCAGGATCAATTCATCTTTCTTTACCGACTTGTTTCAGATGATTGCTTTGTCTGACCGACGGCAGATCACGGCCAGGGAGATCGAGGAACGCCATGAGGAGAAACTCCTGGTACTCGGCCCTGTCCTGGAGCGCAACCAGAATGAATTGCTCGATCCTTTAATTGACAATGCGTTTATGATTGCCCTGGAAGAAGGTCTTTTCCCGACTCCACCACAGGAACTCACCGGCATGGATATCAATATCGAATACGTTTCCATGTTAGCCCAGGCGCAGAAGGCCGTGGGTATTGGGGCTCTTGATCGTATCGTTGGTACGGTAGGGCAGATGGCCGCGGTGAAACCCGAAGCCCTGGACAAACTCAATGCGGATGAAATCATTGATGAATACAGCAATATGCTTGGGATTCCGCCAGATTTGATCATAGGGAATGACCAGGTGGCGATGGTTCGCCAGCAGAGGGCGCAGCAACAAGCCCAGGCGGAAGCCATGGCCGCGTTACCGCAAGCAGCGTCAGCGGCTAAGACACTCAGTGAAACTGAGGTCGGGGATGGGAACGCTCTTGAGAACGTAGCGGATCAGTTCACTCAACTATGAGCGATTACGATCCTGATTACAGGAAAAAGAAACAGGAGGAAGTCAGGTCAAAGAAAGATCAGCGGTTGGATGATCTGAGGCAGCTTCTGTCCACAGCGTATGGCCGGAGGTACATGAGGGGATTGGTGGAGTTCCATGGTGTGTTCCAGACAATCCCAGGGACCAACAACGTGGAGATTTACAAAGCTATGGGTAAGCGTGAGGCTGGACTCAGGATCTATAGTGAGATTGCTGAAGCGGATCCAGAGTTAGCCCAGAAGATGTTCGTTGAATATTTGAGAAAAGAATAAATGGAACGTATCATCGAGTGTGTAAAGCGTTATATCATGGCCAAGTTCAGCGGCAGGATCGTGCTGCACTTCCATGAGGGCGTAATTAAAAAAATACACAAGGAGCAATCGATCGAGTTTTAAGCAGGACCCCATTCATTGAGCGAGTAAAGTAACGGAGCTACTCCAACGGAAGCCCCGGTCAGGTGTCACCCAAGCGGTGAATGTCTGGCTGGGGCTTTTTTTGTTTTTTTTAACCGCACCGAAGGAGAATTTTATGTCAGACGAAAAACAGGAAACATCCGCACCGGCTGAAGCCACGGCGGAAACAGCAGACACCCAAGAAAGCCAAGTATCAAGCGAGGCTGGTGAAAGCAAAGAAGTAGGAACGCAGTATGAGCCCTACACGGTCCCTGAAGGGTTCGAGATAGATGGCACTGTCAAAGCAGACCTGGACGGTTTGTTTCAAGATGTGAACCTCGACCAGGCGACGGCCCAGAAAATGGTGGATAAACATTTCGAGATCCTCGGTAAACAAAAGACAAATTACGAGGATCAGATGGAATCGCAACGCCAGGGATGGGCTAGTGAAGCTATGGCAGATAAGGAGTTTGGTGGATCCGCCCTATCAGAAAACATGGCCGGAGCCAGGAAAGCAATGAATTCCTTCTCACAACCCGCAGTAGACAGTGAAGGCAAAGCTATTCTGTCAACTGAAGGCCCAACCAAGGGTCAGCAAATGACAGAGATCGAAGTGCTTATGAACGCATCCGGGTGGGGTAATCACCCCGCGATGATCCGCGTTTTTCATCGAATCGGTAAGGCGTTGAGCGAAGACCACTTTGTGGCCGGCGATATGCGCCCCAGGGAGGAGAAGAAGACTGCGGCTCAAGTGATGTACCCGAGCATGAACCAATAATATAACACTGAAAAAAAGGAAATAATAATGGCTACTTTATCAGTAACGAATCCGACTCTTGCCGATGTCGCGAAAGCGACTGATCCAGACGGCAAGATAGCGACCATCGTTGAGATTCTAAATGAAACCAACGAGATCCTGGATGACATGGTCTGGAAGGAAGGTAATCTTCCGACCGGACACAGAACGACCATCCGTACCGGTTTACCGACTCCGACCTGGCGTAAGCTGTATGGCGGAGTACAACCGAACAAGGCAACCAATGTACAGGTCACTGACACGACCGGTATGCTGGAAGCCTACGCTGAAATTGATAAAGCTCTTGCTGACCTCAATGGCAATACGGCTGCCTTCCGTATGACGGAAGACAAAGCCCACATTGAAGGCATGAGCCAGGAATTTGCAGCGACTTTGATGTATGGGAATGAAGGGACAGCCCCGGAAGAATTTACGGGATTTGCTCCTCGGTTTAATGACAACTCTGGTCCTGCCAATGCGGATAATATTATCTCTGGCGGTGGTTCCGGTGCTGACAATAATTCTATTTGGTTGATTTCCTGGGGCGAGAATACCGTTCATGGTATTTATCCGAAGGGGTCCAAGGCTGGCTTGCAGTTTACTGACAAGGGCCAGGTGACGTTGGAGGACGCATCTGATGGTTCCAACTCAGGACGCATGGAAGCCTATCGCTCCCATTACCGATGGGATTGTGGTCTTTCAGTTCGTGATTGGAGATACGTTGTTCGTATCTGCAACATCGATCAATCTGAGTTGACCGGAGATAAAACCGGGTCTTCAGCGGACATTACTGACCTTATGGCACAAGCTATTGAACTGCTGCCGAATGCATCAAGCGGTCGCCCGGCATTTTATATGAACCGTGGAGTCCGTTCTACATTGCGCCGGCAGATTGCTAACACCACCAATGTCAATCTTACGATGGACCAGGTTGGCGGCAAACACGTTATGAGCTTTGATGGAATTCCGGTCCGCCGGTGCGATTCGCTGCTTAGCAACGAAGCTACCATCAGCTAAAATTGGTGAATACTTTTAATATAAATTTCTATAAACAAGGAGATCAATTATGTCTTGTGTAGACTCAAGATTAGAATTCTCCTCTGCCCAAGCGTTAACTGCATCTGCGGATAGCACTAATGTAGTGGATCTTACCACCACGCGGCAGATTGGAGCGGGTAAACCCATGTGGGTTCATTTCAATGTAACCGTCGCGGCTGACTACACCACCGGTGATGAAACTTACACCTTTGGCGTTGCTACAGGTGCTGCGACTACTTTAGGAACCGTCTTGTCAAGTCGAGCGATTGCTGCCGGAACATTGGTAGCAGGATACAACTTCTCAATGGCAGTTCCAACTGAAGGTGTACTTAGGTATATCGGGGTTGAGTATGTTTTAGCGGGTACGTCGCCAACGATCACGGTAGATGCTTATCTATCTGACCAGGAAGCATACAGTTGGGCTTCTTATGCTGACGCTATCTAGGTTAGTTGTGGGTGCGGGGGTCGCAAGGCCCCTGCCCTGCTTTTAATATTCATTCTCGAGGTGACTTGTGATTAAGGTTAAGGCGAAAGAACTCGGATACTATGGCGCGAAGCGCAGGCGACCGGGCGATGTCTTTGAGATTCAGAACGAGTCGGACCGTGGAAACTGGATGATTAATGTTGATGATCCCATGCCACCAAGGAAAACTGCTATGCCGCTAACGTCCAATGTACAAGGGACGCGGGCGGGGGGCAACTTAAACATGACCGGGAAGGATCCCTGGGAAGAACCGGTAGGAGAATCAATACCCAGGATGCCTGAGTACGACACCCCGGAAGAGAAGCAGCCCAAGAAAACATCCAAACGGAGAAAGTAAATGGCATCAGTAGTCGATATTTGCAACCTGGCCCTGGGGCATATTGGGGACGCGGCTGAGATCACTTCAATCTCTCCGCCGGATGGGAGTGCTGAGGCGGCGCAGTGTAAGAAGTTTTACCCGATTGCCAGGGATGAACTCCTGTCCGAATATGATTGGGGGTTTGCCAAGCGCCGGCAGTTGCTCGCGGAGATTTCAGGAACTGCTCCTTCCGGGTGGACTTACTGGTACACCATACCTAACCCTTACCTGGTGGCTCGCCAGCTTACAACTGAATCGTATGATACCCCAATCAAATACTCCATCGAAAGTCACTCAACGCATGGTACGATCGTGCTATGCGATACAGAAGATGCAGAGCTATGGTACACGACATCGATCACGGACACGACAAAGTTTCCTGCGGTGTTCACCCACGCGATGTCCTGGCTGCTCGCGTCCTACTTATCGCTGCCTATTACCCGAAACCCGGACATCAAGAAAGCTACCTACGAACAATACATCGTGGTTTCAGGTAAAGCCAAGGCGATCGATGCCAATGCGAGCAAGATCAGCAAGAAAGACTTAAACCTAAAAACATTTAAACCGGCGGGCGTCGCTGCCCGGAATGCCGGCTAGGTAATACATGGCACGAATACATCAACGCTCTTTCGGTGGAGGCGAAATTTCACCGGAGATGCTTGGGCGCATCGATCTAAATCATTACCAGACCGGACTTGCCAAGTGTCTTAATTTTTATCCCCTGGTCCACGGGCCGGTAGTCAACCGTTCAGGCTTCCAGTTCATCAAGGAAATCAAGGATGGCGGATCATCTCAGACCCGCATCGTTCCATTTATTTTTAATACCGATCAGGCGTACTGCCTGGAATTCGGCAACCTCTATATACGTGTGCATACCGAGGGAAGCACGGTCCTGGAAGCCACCAAGACCATCTCGGCTGCAACCCAGGCTGATCCCTGCGTGGTTACCGCAACAAGTCATGGTTACTTGGACGGTGAAGAAGTGTATATCGCCGCGGTTGTAGGGATGACGGAACTCAATGGCCGCTATTTCAAGGTAGCCAACAAAACTACAAATACTTTTGAACTGACTGACCTTCAGGATAATGATATCAATTCATCCGCTTATACGGCGTATTCTTCCGCGGGGACTTCTGCCAGGGTCTATACCGTGACTTCGCCTTATACGACGGCTGATCTATTTACCTTACAGTATGAGCAATCGGCTGACGTGATGTCACTCACTCACCCTAATCACTCGCCCAGGGAATTAAAGCGATTGGGGGCGACTAACTGGAATCTTTCTACGATCACTTTTGCGCCGAGTATATCGGCCCCGACTTCTCCTGGTGCCTCCGCTGGATCAGGGTCCGGATCCACAACTTATAAGTATGTCGTAACTGCTCTGGAAACAAATATCCTGGAAGAGTCCATCGCCTCATCCGAGGTAAGCACAACCAATGATCTCACCACTTCCGGTAATTATAATACGATCACATGGAGCGCGGTAACCGGGGCTGCTCGGTACAACGTCTACAAGGATGAAAACGGGGTGCATGGTTATATCGGACAGACGCCTGACTTGACATTCGATGACGATAACATTGATCCTGATCTATTGACCTCTCCCCCGGAGAACCAGACGCCGTTCAACGGGACCGGGGATTACCCGTCGAGTGTTTCATACCATGACCAGCGCCGGGTGTTTTCTGCAACTGATAATAGTCCGCAGACCACCTGGATGAGTCGGAGCGGCGCAGGGTCGAACTTCAGTAAATCTATTCCATCCCAGGATGATGATTCACTCCAGTTCTCCCTGGACTCCAGGCAGTTCAACCGGATCAGACATCTGGTTCCACTTGATGATCTAATCATATTCACCTCGGCGACAGAATGGAAATTGTTTACTGAGAATTCGGATGCGCTTACGCCGACCACGATTGCCCTCCGACCACAGAGCTATGTTGGGTCTTCCGAGCGTAGACCGATTGTGTCCGGTGATGCCATCCTGTTTATCGCGAATCAAGGGGGTCATGTCTATGATATGAATTACTCCTTTGAAACGGACAAGTATAAACCCAGGGACATCTCTATCATTGCACCGCATTTGTTCGACGGGTACACGATCAGTGATTGGGATTATTCGAGTGTTCCTTCCTCTATTGTCTGGGCGGTCCGGTCGGACGGGAGGTTGATCGGTCTGACCTACCTGTCTGGACAAAAGCCTGATGTCCTGGGTTGGCATCAACATGATACCGATGGGGACTTTGAGTCTGTTTGTGTGATCCCGGAATCAAATGGAGAGAAAATGCTTTACACCGTGGTCCAACGCAGGATCAACGGTGTGAACCGTAGATTTATCGAACGGTTACACTCCAGGATATTTACCGATATCCAGGATGCGTTTCATGTTGACTCAGGTCTTTCGTATGATGATCCTCAGACGATTACCGCGGCCACCCAGGCCAATCCTGTAGTCATAACTGCCGCGGCTCACGGGTTTTCAAATGATGATGTGGTGCAGATCACCGGGATGACGGGGCTCGGTATCAATACCGGGATGACGGAACTGAATGGAAACAGGTATACGGTCAAGAGTAAGACGACAAATACATTTGAACTCTATGATATGGCTGTGACCCCGGTAGCTGTTAATGGATCAGACTACAGTGCCTATGTATCCGGAGGTGTAGCCAGGAAAGAAATTACCGTGGTCAATGGGTTGCATCATTTGATCGGTGAATCTGTCGCGATTTTTGCAGATGGGTCAGTACATCCTTCCCAGACCGTAGCGGCAGATGGGTCGATCACTCTTACCCAGGCGGCTGCCAGGATTCATGCGGGTTTGCCTTATACCTCAGATATACAGACACTGCCCGTTGTGTTTGCCAAGGTGGAAGCCCTTGGGCAGGGGCGGGTCAAATCAGCGTCCAAGGCGTATATGCGGGTGGACAAAGCGCGCGGAATATTTGTGGGGCCGGACTTTGATCACCTGGTCGAGTATGCCCAGAGGGCCAGTGAAGCCTATGGTGAGCCGACCGAGATGACCTCGGATGAGATTGAGATTCTTCTTAAACCGGATTGGGCGCGGGGTGGACAGGTTTCACTCCGGCAAGTTGATCCCACTCCGATCACGATCCTATCAATGAGCCTCGAGGTGCAACTTGGCGCTTAAAATAAGACAAGGTGACCGCGATGACATTCCTGCCCTGATTGAGTTGGGGGGGTTGATGCACAAGGAGAGTCCGCGATTCAGGGGGTTGGATTGGGATGAAGATAAACTCATTCAGCTTGGGATTCTCCTTGCAGATCAAGGGGGAATGTTCGTGGCGGAGAAAGATAATAAGGTCGTGGGCATGATCCTGGGGATGGTGACGGAACATTTCTTTGGACGTGACCTGGTGGCAAGTGACCTGGTGGTCTATGTGCATCCGGATCACCGGGGAGGGACCATGGTCGTCCGGTTACTCAAGAAATTTGAAGCCTGGGCGTACGCGACAGGGGCAAAGGTAATTGTCCTGGGTGTGAGTACGGAAATTAAAGCCGACAGGACCGGAGAACTATATAAACGACTAGGCTACCGGAGTACCGGGGTAATGGCCGTGAAAGAGAGGAAGATATGTGTTTAGGCGGAGGACTACCAGGACCTGACTTTCAGACATCCAGTATGAACCTGACAGGGTTCGGGTCCTTTGGAACTACAGTGGGAAGTACAAGCACGGGGCAGACCGTTGGTGGTTTGTTCAATATGAGTTTTGATCAGATGTATGGCCTGGCTTCCGGGGGTCAGGCGCTGTTTGATGCGATGGGGGCTTATAAGACCGCTGATGCGGAAAAGAAAGCCTATGCATACAAGGCGGCCCTCTCACGGCGTAACGCAGAGATCGAAGAACTCAAGATAAAAGACCAGAAGATGTTGAGTAAGCGTGAGCGTGATGCCCTGCGCCGGAAGTACGCGCAGATAATGAAAAGACAGAACACGGAATGGGCAGGCAAAAATATCCTGATCGGGGGAGGGACGCCCCTGGATATACTGACCAGTACCGATATCGTAAAAGTCGCCGATCTTGGGACACTAAAACAGAAAGAGGAGCGCGCGATTTTCGGTATGAAGGTCGCCAAGTTCAATGCCGAGGGGGATGCCGGTTTATTTGGTCAGCGGGCTAAGAGCATCAGTCCTGGGTTTGATTTTGCCAGCACACTACTGTCCAGTGCCGCGCGATCCGGGATGTCATACCTCGCGTGGCGGAAAGCGGATTCCAGTATGTCACGCACCGAGATGCTAAAAACTGCGCTTCAACTCTAGGAGTTTAACCTGTGCCGAAAATAACCGAGGTAAGAGAAACCACGCAGACACTCAGTCCTCTCCAGAGCCCGAAGTATACCGGGTCAGTTACTCCGGAAATACTGGCTGGTCCGGAAGTGCGCCAGTTGCAAAGTCTAGGGAAAACTGCGGAAGAAATAACAGACTATGTGGTCAAGCGTCAGAATCAACTTGACCTGGACGCAGTCACCAAAGCAGAGAACGCCATTAAGAATATCCAGATGGAGCAAGTTCTCATGGCCCAGAAACACCGTCTGGATAAAGCGACTGGTCTTGGCGGGAAAGCAGAGGAGTTCTGGGATAGCAATTTTACCGTCCCTGAAGGAGGTCACAGCACTCCGGCAATCGAGGCTTACCGGGCTCATTACCTCACTATGGATGAACGGCAGAAAGTTGCTGTGGATTCCTTGCGCGCCAGGATGCGGCCTGCTCATCTTAAAGCGATATTCGCCCATGAAGAATCGGAGCGGTACAAATCACTTGTAGCCAATGGTACAGCGGCTATGGACCTGGATATAGCGAGGGCGAGTATGAATGTGTATGACGAGGAAACTCGGGAGGAAGCAAAATCAAGCATTGTAAGTCGCGCGGCAGCAATGACCTTTGAGGGTGCGTGGGCGGAAAACGAAGCATTATTCAAGCAGAAGACCGCGGTTTCGGCTATCCACACTAATACGATCCAGGGGTTCATTAATAATCAGGACATCGCGTCTGCGCGGGATTATCTGAAAAAGTGGAAGGGTGAAATCACAGGCGATACCTCTCAACTGGAGCAGGATATTTCATCCAAGGCATTAAAAGTTGAAGGCCAGCAACTAGGAGAAGGTATCTTCAGAAGATCCCGAACTACAGGCGATACTGCTTCAGGCACTGCTGAAGATCTGCTTTCGGCTATAGAAGATCCCGAACTACAGGACCTAGCGCGCCGTCACTTCAAAACACGGGTTGACGGGGAGCAAGCTGCCGATGCGGCTAACCTTAGGGACGCGCAGGTGCTAGTGAACCAACAAATCTATGAAAGGAACGAAGCCGGGGAATACCAGGTTTCTGAGTGGGCTAAGGTAGATGAGAAGGCTCTCTCACTCATAGCTAGTCAACCTGGTGGCTCTAAGAACATTAAGGAGTTAAAGGAAGCGTTTTACTCAAGAGATGAGATCCCTGATCCTACTAAGAAAGTAGAGATGGATGCGTATAACGAGTTGTCCAAGATGTTGTCATCAAAGGATACGAGAACGAAGTTCTTGAACCTGTCACTCAATACTAAATATCGTAAAAAACTGACGAAGGCCAACCTGGAGAAGTTCATCAATCTACAGACAGCCATGCGCCAAAAGGATAACGAACCTCTCGAGAGTTTTCTTACTCGGGAGGATATACGCGCTGGTTTTATGAGATCCAGGAAGTTGACCCTCCCTGAGAACGAGCATATCGGGTGGGCTCTGCATAATGAATTGAATGGGAAAGTCCTGGATGAAGAGGAGAGTACCGGGAAGAAAATAACCCCTAGTAGGTACAGCGAAATTGCCGAGGATGTTTTTGAAGTCAACAGAGTCCTGTCTATGATCCAAAAGGATTCACGACCCACCCCGCCCGAACTACCGCCAGAACTCAGGACCCCCAAGGAGCAAATAGCACTGAGGATAGCGAGGGATAAAATTGGAGAGGGCAATAAGGATAAAGAAGTTAAATTTGAAGAGGCTGTGATATTGGGGATGGAAAGGGTAAGAGCAGGTAATATCTCACGGGGTAAGGGGGGGAAACGTGCGGAGCCTACTAATGCTCAACGCAGGAAATACATGGACTTTCTACAGGGCGATCTTGTTATGCGGAAGGATTTGTTCATCGATAACCAAGTCCTGGCCTACGAACTCGAGGGGACACCTGAATATGAGGGTGCTTATGTCAAAGTGGAAATCACAGAAAATGACGGTACGACAAATGACCGCCAGATATCACTCGAAACGCTCGATACGTTGTCGGACGCAGAGCTAATGAAAGTTAGCACATTCCTTATGGAGCAAGGGCTCACGCCTTACCGCGTCAATCAAGCCAGGGCGCTTGTTGTGCTTGGCCATAGAGATAAATATTTCGAGAGGACAAAATCCCTCACGACAGGGACACTCCGGTATAAGCCACCCGGTGCGAAGAGGGAGAAACTATACGACAGGGCAGTAATCTATGACACCATGACTAGATTGCAGTATCAGGACCCCACCGCAGCAAAAGGAAGTGAAGCGTACAAGGAATATAAAAAGAATAGAGAACATATTAAAAGGCTTTACGGGGATGAAGGTATTGAGATCATGGATTTTGTCATCCGCGAGAAGGTACGGGAAGCAAACCCGGAGAAGTATAGCTCCACAGGAATGTTGGGAAGAGTACAATCTGATATGTAGAGGAGTGGTGGATGGGAAGTGCTGATCTATTTTTTGAAATGGAAGAGGAGCGCGAGAAGCTCCGTTCTGATCTCTTAAAGGAATCCGAGGACGCTTTCAAGGAAAAGCTATACGGCGAAGGGGAGGACCTTATTCCGCAACCGAGGACCGGTGTGGATGGTTTCCTCGAGAAGCAGAAAGCGGATGGGGTGTTGTCGGCTGAGTATCTCCTTGAGGCCATGCGGGGAGCGCAGAAGATCAATCCGGAAACGGCGGTTAAGATTCATAAACTGTCCGAGAAAACCGGGATGCCCTACCAGGAGATTGCCAAGGACCCTATCACGTTTGAAACCATCGTGCAGGCGAAGGAGATGGCGGATTCGATGAGTCCTGTCTTATCGGAGAAGGCCCCTTCTCTTGCGATGTTTGCTCACGACGATTTTGAAAACCTGAATGAGTTTGAGCGTACCTACAATGATTGGGACAAGGGACTGAGTCGCGGGATGTTGACCAGGGAACTCGGGTTCCTGCACCGTAAGCTCATGGGTGAATTGGTGCGTGACTTCATCAAGCAGCCCACAGAACAAGAAAAATCAGAGATCAGGCGTCGGATTGCCGAGATTAAGAAAGAATTGCCCACCTTACATGGCTCTGGTGGTTTCGTTGAAGCCGCAGCCAATGCTCTTGGAACTTTCATCGAAGGAATTCCCCAGGTTGCTACTGCGGCGGGTGTTTCCGCGTTAGCTGCCTCGGGAGGCGCGGCATTGACCGGGCCGGCGGCTCCTGGGGTTGTCGGGACCGCAGCTACTATTGGCGCTATCGCCGAGGTTTTTCGGCAGGCATCCTCAATCGAGGGTGGACTTATCCATGACGACCTAATCGATGCCGGGGTGGACGAACAGACGGCAAAAAGGGTAGCCGAGGTGGGTGGGGCGGCAGCGGGCGTCCTGGAAACCATCGGACAAGCGAAATTCATTGCCAAGCCGGTAAAAGATGCTATCAAGAAAAAATTCTTTAGCAAGCTCAAGGATAAGGTGCTTCAGGACCACGCCAAGCGGAGCGCGCTTGCCCAGGGGGCCAAGACATACGGCAAGACCATTGCCGGTGAAACCGCAACCGAGTTCGGACAGGAACAAGTCGCTATGGCGGCTGGGGAAGTGGGTCGGGCAATCAGTGATCTTCCGTCCGATTTAACGGTTGAACAATGGGCGTCCCAGAGCTTGGAAATTATCCAAGAAACTATGAAGGCGATGACGCTTATTGGTGTGCCTGGCGGAATGGTAACCATCTACGCCGAGCGTCAGAAAGCCGAACAAGCGGAGGCGAATGCGGAGAACATGGACCGCTTGGCCAAGATAGCCCAAGCCTCTAAGCTGGGAGATCGGGATGAGAAGAGCCTTGGGGAGTTTGTGGAAGCGGTTACGGAAGAAGGGGAGATTACCGAAGTCCTGATCAACGCCAAAAAACTCCAGGAGGTTTATCAGGACCAGACCGAAACATTAGTCGAAGAGATTGGGGCCGCGGATCAGTTGGAAGAGGCCCTGGAGCGTGACGGAGATATTAAGATCCCGTTATCAGTTTACACAACAAAGATTGCCAGGGACGTCGATGCCCACGGCAAGATTTCCCCCCATATCAAGTTTGACCCCAACGAACTCACCCCGTTTGAAGCCAGCGAAGTCAGGAAAGAGCAAGACCAGTTCGTCGTAGATGCCGACCTCATTTTGGAAAAAAGGAAGGGTGACGAAGAATTCAACGAGTCCAAGGATATCGTTTTCGAGAGCATACGTCAGCAGTTGGTTGAAACGCAGCGGGTGAATCAAGAATCGGCCGACCAGTACGCCGCGTTGCACCAGGCATTCGCGATTGTCTACGGGGACCGCCTGGGCATCCTGCCGCATGAGTTGTATGAGAAGTTTGGGCTCAAGATTAAGGGTGAAGCTCTTGTAGGAGAGGAGAGTAATATAGAAAGCACTCAGACCCTGGAGCAAGACCAGGCTGCCGCTGCGGTTAAAGCGGAGCCAGGATTCGATACGTTTATCGAAGGTTCCCAGGTAGTGGATAAAGCTGGGGAGCCGCTGGTTGTTTATCATGCGACACAAGCAGGGGAAGACTTTGGGGTTTTTAAGACGGAGTCGGAGTTCGATCTCGGCTCTCATTTTGGCACGATCGATCAAGCCAATGACAGGCTTGGATCTTTAGCTACTTGGAGAAGAAAAGAACCTTTATCCAAGATAAAGTCTGCCATAGGAATGGATGTTAAGGCATATCGAGATAGTAGAATCATTCCTGTTTATCTTAGTATTAAGAATCCTCTAAGGATGAATGACGCTGGGGATTTCTCTGATCCGTCGCAAGTTTTACAAGGAATCCAAGAAGCGGCTATCCCTTATCAGGATTACAAAGCAATAAGGGATGTGGTTGACAAAGGGCAAGATATTGAAGCTGTAAGAAGCAAGATGGAGGAGTTGGGTTACGATGGAGTAGTGTATCAAAACCAAGCCGAGGGGGAAGGCGACTCCTACATTGCTTTCCATCCAGAACAAATCAAATCCATCTTTGCCGAGAAGTTCGATCCGACCAGCCCTAATATCCTGGAGCAAGAAGCTAACGACGGTAATGTTTTGTATCAGGATGGGAAAAGCGAATTATCCAAGGCGCAGCAGAAAGCGGTTGACGCTCAACTGGCGAAGCGTAGTGACGAAGCGGAGGTCCGGGAACGGTTAGAGCGGTTAAAAGGAACGCCCTGGGCGAAGCAATCGACACGGCAATTATTGATCCGCCAGGCAATCGACGATCTGATGGCGGGGAAGAAACCGAAGTTCGACAATGACCTGATCCACCAGGCATCAAAAGGAAACGACAAGGTAGTCAAGGCCCTGGTCCAAGCCTTAAAGAATGGGCATGGTAAAGAGGCTATCATCACCTTCCTTACCGCCGGGGATATACTGGCTCATCCGACCAAGCCGGTCAACGCTGTCCCATCAACGTATCTTAACTGCAACCCGTCCGAGGTATGTGCCAAGACTTGCTACGCTGCAAGTGGCCGAAATAATTATTCCAATGTTCTCATCAAGGCAGAATTAACATCCTGGGCCATCGAAAACGACCCACGGAGGATGGGCAAGCTGGTCGCAGATCGATATAAAGCGATGGGCGAGAAGACCGCTGGTAAGGCTCTCAGGCTCCTGGACCGTGGCGATCTCTCTAAAGAATGGATCCCGTTTATCAAGGAATTGAACAAGCAGGGCGTAAGGGGGCAAGTATTTTCTAAGCAACCGGAACTATTGCGCCAGGTCCCGGAGATGAATGTCAGACTCCTATCGGTTGATTCCAGTAATATCGAGATGGCGGCAGAAAATCCTGATTTGTCGCTGGCCGTTGTTTACCAGGGGAAACAGGATCTCAAGATCCTCAAGGATAACCTGGCGCGGTTCAATGAGTTGGGCGGGGTCATTCTCCCCATCAAGCAGGGGTCGCGGGTACTGAATGAGAATGAAACCAAGCCGATCCCGAAGGAGCTTATCCCTTACACTTGTCCTATTGATCTTGGGGTCAAGAAAATCAAGACCAATAAGGGTGGCAATTATAATTGTCAGCACTGTGATGCGACTGCGGTTAATGGTGGAATCGGATGCTACAAAGGGAAGACCACTGCTGCTATACTAAAGAGGCTCAAGGAAACCCCCTTGGGTAAAGTTGACGAAACCATCGAGGAGATAAGAAATGTCGCCGCTGAAGGAAAATTACCACCAAGAGAGCTTGAGGCAGTACAGGCAGAACTGGATAACGTCCTGGATAGAATCAGGAACGGCATTGACCCCCGCTCAGAAGAAAGCTACGGTGCAACGCTACAAGAAACAAGTCAAGAGTATGAAGGACGCGGCCAGCGACCTGGAGAAGATGTCCAGGAAAAGATAGAGGAACCACAAGAACTCTACCAAGAGAAAATAGAAGAAGAAATAAACCCCACCTGGTATTACTCCACCCTCCTGGAGGCAGTACACAACCTCAAACCCAGTAAAGTGCAGCCGAAGACCGCGACGGAATGGATGAACACCATTGCGAAACTTCCCGGCGTGAAGAGAGAAGAAATCGCGTATACCGGTCTGGAAAACTATCTCGGTCTTGATCATAGAAAATATTTAATTGCGGAAGCTGAGAATAAAGTTAAGTCGGCTCAAGAAAATTTGGATAGTGCGTGGTCCCCTCGGATGCCGTTCCGCCAAAAGCAACTAGACGAAGCTAAAGCGGAGCTAGAGAAAGTCCGCGAGATGAAGCAACCCAAGTTCACTCACCAGCAGATCAAAGACTATCTAAGTAATAAAGGTCCAAGGTTGGTCGATGTCACTAACGGTGTCACTGATCCTAAGTGGCTCTGGTACGATCCCCCGGAGGGCGACTTTTACGATGTTCGCCAGCAGATCAATGAACGCGCAGAACGTATATATGCGTTGGACCTCGAGTTATACATTGAAGAGCAAGCCGAGGTTAGGGCGCATGAACGAGCGACAGGTGACCCGGATGTAACCGGTATGAAGATGAAATCCCCGTCGGTGGCGGCTCACATTATCGACGATCTGATGAAAGAAAAGGCCGCGGTATATTTTGACGAAGAAGAGAGGAATATCAGGGAGCATTTTCGGGCGCGCGGTTTCGAGAATGTACAGGAAGATGCGTTTGCAAGTTCTGGGTCACTGATCCTAAGTGGCTCTGGAGCCGACTTAACTTTATTCTCAGCTTACAAGGATGATGTCCGTCGTATGCGCGAATCGGCGTGGAATGTAGCAGAAGCAGAGTTTTTAGGCGAGGAGATCGCTGGTGGGGCAACGCAATATGCAGGCGAGGGGACCACGCATGAGGGTGGTGAGAATTACATAGAATGGTTGGTCACGTTACCTGAAAACAGATTTGAAGTGGATCCGCTCCCGCAGAAAGCACTTGATATCCAGGAGAAGATCATAGCCTGGGCTAGAAAAATGGAAAGGGAACAGGAAGTATCTCCAAAAATATCGACGTCAATACGTTCAGAATTCTCAACCATCAGATTAGTCAGGTTTTGGTTTACTGGGTTTCCGGATTTCCTGGAGGAAGTGTCTATAGGGGTTCAAGAAGCAACACGCGGTCCCCTCCGAGTAATTGGGGCCGCGGATCAGACAGAACGACAGGAGCGGCACAAAGCACTGATTGACACGGGGATACTAGATGTTCTGACAGAGGAAGAGCGCCGGTATTACTACGAATACCCACGTTTTTTTGAGCCCCGGTTTCAATATACGGCTATAGAAGATCCCGAACTACTCAGGGAAAATAAGGGGATGGATGTGGGCTTTTTACCTCCGAGGAAACGGGTCTTCAGCGGTAGTCATTGGGAGAATCCGAATATCGTTGCCCATGTCAGGGTGGATGAGCGGGTCGGGCGGCAGTATATCGTGGATAAGCGGTTACGCGCTGAAGCAGAAAAAGATGAAATAGAAAGGAGCCGTCTGGAGAGCGAACTACTGGAGGAGCGACGTTTGAGTTTGAAACCGCTGGGCGAAGAGGCGGCGTTAGACAGGATTAATAAGTTTGACACCGCTTACATTAAAAAATATGGGGATACGCAGAAAGCGCGTGGGAAAATCCTGTACATCCAGGAGATCCAATCTGATTGGGCGGATGCCAGGCGTGACGGCATGGCGGATGACTTTGATCCGATCGAGCGGGACACTACTGGGCATAGACCGCCTCGCGGGCCGTTTGTTGATGAAACCAAGGATTATACCGCTCTGGTGATCAAGCGAATGATTCATTATGCGGTCAGTAGGGGGTTCGAGCGTATTGAGTGGACAGACGGGAGGCAGCAGTCTGAGCGGTCCAATATGGGACGATACATATCTGCGCTTAAGTGGAACCCGCAAACCCAGATCTTGTCCATCCGGAAAAGAGGTGAAGGGGAATTCACCGAGATGGCCCAGAACGTAACGGAAGCTGACTTGCCAAGGTTCGTTGGTATGACCGTAGCGGCCCGACTGCTTCAGGCTAAGATGCCAACAGCAAAGGAGATGAAAGAGTTTAACGAACTGCAAACCAGGAGGGAAGAACTCCAGGCGGAGTACAACCGTCTTGATTCTGTTGCGCTAGAGGAACCGATAGCGAAATTCAATGCATCTCGGGAGATACCCAATGCGGAAGAATTGTTCAAAAAAGAGGAAAAACCTTGGGTGCGTAACCTTTCAAGTATGAGTTTAATTCCCCCATTAGCCACATACGACAGCACGAAACCTCCGGAGCAGTGGGAAGTTATAGAGATGTATACGGCTGCCGCAGTAGACAGTGACGAAGCTATTGATGGCCGCTTTGCTGATTTCAGTGTCAGAAAATTGCTCATCGACGGTGTAGAATACTACGACGCAGTCACTCTAGTTGGTGAGCCCAGGGCCTTTATTACGCCACGAAACCTCCGGCAAGATCCTGGGGGGTTGTCGAGCGTAATGCGGGAAGTCTATGACTACAACATTCGTGCCTACAACTCTGGTGATCAACTAGATATTACCAACAGTGAGTTTGGGAAGCTGGACGTGGTGAACAAGAATCAACTGGGTTTACTGGATAAATTTAGAGATATAGCTGAAGGATCAGCTAATATTAGCGACATCTTACCGCAGTGGATCAGGCAAAATTTTTCTGAAGAGAGCATAGATGAG